ATGTCAACAGCGTCAAAACCCAGCCCCCGCCGCGTCAGCATTGCCCCGATGATGGACTGGACTGATAGGCATTGTCGGTCTTTCCATCGGATATTGACGCGGCATACGTGGCTCTACACCGAAATGGTCACGACCGGCGCGCTACTGTATGGCGATGTCGCGCGGCATCTCGCATTCACGCCAGGCGAAGCGCCCGTCGCGTTGCAGCTTGGCGGTAGCGAACCGGCCGATCTCGCCCGTAGCGCGAAGCTCGGCGAGCAATGGGGCTACGACGAGATCAACCTGAATTGCGGCTGCCCGTCCGAGCGCGTGCAACGCGGGGCCTTTGGCGCGTGCCTGATGAACGAGCCGCAACTGGTCGCGGATGGCGTGAAGGCCATGCGCGACGCGGTATCGATCCCGGTCACGGTCAAGCATCGGATCGGCGTGGACGCGGTTGAGGACTATGTCTTCGTGAGGGATTTCGTCGGTACGGTTGCCGACGCCGGATGCGAGGTGTTTATCGTCCACGCACGTAATGCGATCCTGAAGGGCTTGAGCCCGAAGGAGAATCGCGAGATTCCGCCGCTGAAGTATGAGTATGCGTACCAGTTGAAGCGAGATTTCCCGCATCTGGAGATATCGATCAATGGTGGCATCAAGACACTCGACGAAGTGGAAGAGCATTTGAAACATGTCGATGGCGTGATGCTTGGCCGCGAGGCTTATCACAACCCCTACGTGCTCGCGGGCGTCGATTCCCGCTTTTACGGCGCACAGACGCCCGTGCTGTCGCGCGAGGAAGTCGAGGCCGGCTTGATCGACTACGCGCGTCAAGAAGTGGAGCGTGGGACGTTCCTTGGCGGTATCACGCGGCACGCGCTGGGTTTGTATCGAGGCGTGGCGGGTGCGCGTGGCTGGCGTCGCGTGCTTTCGGATAGTCGCCGCCTCGCAACCGGCGATATGGCCATTTTCGATGAAGCGCGCACTCATCTGCGGGATGCTGTCGAATTGATCGAATAAGGGACTAGGCAAAGCGAATCTTTGTTCGTATAATCTCGTTTCTCGATTCAGCAAGCCAGTTCTTGGTGAGCTAGAGAGGCAGTAAGAAGTAAGACAGTGGTGGCTGTAGCTCAGTTGGTAGAGTCCAGGATTGTGATTCCTGTTGTCGTGGGTTCGAGCCCCATCAGCCACCCCAACGAATTTGTATGTGTTTCAAGGGTTTATCGACGGGCACTGTGAGAAATTACAGTGCCCGTTTTTCATTGAAATTCCACAAAATGGAATTTCTCTATCAGAGCCCTTTGCGATTAACCGTCTTGTTCCGGTCGTAAATCCTCGCGGTGGTGGCTGGGTTTGCGTGCAGATCGGGCAGGGTGCCGCGCTCCGATTTGTGCTGTGTGACGTAGTGCGCGCGTAAGTCGTGGAACGTAAAACGTCGGCTGATAACCTTCTCTTTCAGCGCTTCGTTCATCAGCTTTCCCCAATTGCCTTTAAAGCCGCTGCTCGTATAGGCATTCCCGAATCGATTGCGGAACACATAAAGACAATCCTTCTCCGTGCGCAAAACAGCCAGGCGGTCGAGCAGCTCGGCCAGCCTCGGCGTAATTTCAATCTGCTCGATCACCTCCCCACGTTTCTTTCCCCGCTGCTTTGCTCGCTTCACCCGAATCGTCGCTGCTGCACGATCGATCTGCGGCCACGCCAGGTCCAAAAATTCAACCTTTCGATTGCCTGCGAGTGCGGCGTATTCCGCCGCCATGCCCATAACTGCTTTCTGACCACCTTTTGCGGATAGCCAAACAGAGAATGCCGCGAACTCCTTCGGGTCCGGTGCCTCCGTGCGCGGTTGCTCTTCATTCCGGCGGACTTCGCGACACGGGTTATGTTTCGCCTCGCCGCGCTCGATTGCCAGGCCAATCAGGTTGGAAAGCAGCGCAACCTCGCGGTTGGCTCGGACGGGAGCGTCTGCGCGTTCCTTGCGGAGATAGCGCGCGATGTCTGGCGCCTCGATGTCGGATGCACGCGCCTTGTTGAAAATCTTCAGAATCATGAGGCTGCACTGGGTGTAATCAGTACGGGTGTCCGGCGCGTAGCGCTTCCATTGCGTCGTCTCTTGAAATTGCTCCCATAGCTTGCCGATCGTTCCAAGATCGCCGCTGGCGCCGAGGAGATCGAGGACCTTGCGAAGAGCTGCCGTCTTGTCCGTCCCGAGGCTGATCGGCTTGGCGCCCACCGGGTGGTAGCGGTAGCTGATTCCTTTTTTTCGCTTGATTGCCTCCATTCGTGGCAACAAGCCATCCCTGCGTTTCATGCGACTTCCCAATTTATGTTGGCCTTGCGGCTTGCCTCTGTGGGCTTGTGGTACTGCTCCCACGTCAGGAGCGGGTGCCCGTCGATCTTGCGCGGGCACTTGATTCCTATGTTTTGCTCAATCCATCGGATCTGCGCGGCTCCTTGCTTCAGGCCGCCGGTCAGGTCGATCAAGTCTTGAACGGTCATCACTCCGGTTTTCATGCTTGTTCCCCGAGCCAGTCTTTACGAGTGATGCGCAATAGCGCGTCTATGTGCTGCGTCATGCTACGATTTCCGCGATAACCGGGATGAAATCGATGGCGCAAACTCACAGTGAGACGTACCGAGCATTCGATATTGACGTCGACGTCGACGTCGCAGACTCGGACGGCGAGACCGTGAGGGTGATAAGTTTGAAGATCGGCATCAAAGGGCAAAACAAACGCATTCCGATCACTCCGGACGCCTTGACAGCTGCCGATTTCGCAACCGCAGAGGGTGCGATTGAGGAAGCGCTCAGCGTGGCTCGCCGAACGATTGATCGATTGCTTGATGCCAATAAAGGTTGATGGCCGAAGCCGCTCCATGATTTATTCCCCGTTCCCGCTAGTAGCGGGAGTTACTTCAGTTCTTTCTCGGCTTCAGCTAGAGCGGCATTTAGCTCCGCCATGGCGTCGTGAGAGCCACCTTTGTCAGGGTGGGCCGTACTGGCAAGGCGACGGTAATTCGCGCGTACGATGACCAGGTCGTACTCGCTCGGATGCACGCTAAGAATGTCGCGCCACTTCTTCGACGTCGCCGGCGCGGGCAGCGCTGTGAATCCAGTGAACGCCGCCTTCATCATGTCGCCCGTACCCCAGCGAGCAATGCCGCGCAGCGAGTCGATCGTCTTAACGATCGCCTGCATGTTGTGCTCGACGCGGTCCCAGCGATCACATGCGAAACTCATCGGCTGGCTGTCGTAACTGAAATAAACCGCAACGCCTTCGTCATCGATCCTGCGATAGCTGGCGTATGGCAAACCATCTTGCCGTAGCGGAATGTTCGTCGAGATCACTAGATTGCGACCACCCAGACGCCGAACCTCCGCGATCAGATCATCGCGAGCGACCGCAAACGAGGTTTCAAACTTTGCCCGAGAGCGCCGGTGGCGCTCAGTTCGCTTTCGGCCAGTCGGCCATTGCAGCGGATATGCGGTTACGGTCATCTCAACTCTCTTGTGTGGTGGTTACTTCCGCTAAGTCGCCGCGATGCCAAACCTCACCAGGCAAACCAAGCGTTCCAGTCATTCGCCGACGGCGGTTCATTGCGCCGCACTGGCGCCAAGTAATTTCGACGGCGCCGAGTTGAACGGCTATCGCGCGTTTCGAAAGCGCTATGTCGTAATGGCTCGAATGTGTCGGCGGCGCTTGCCACCACTTACGTGCGACGCCGATCTTCTCAGCCATCGCGTGCAGCTCGTCGTCCGTGTCAGCGATCATGTGGCACATGACCATGCGGCCGTATTTAGCCTTCATGTCATCGACGTAGACCGTCATGGCTTCACCGTCGGCGCGCTGGCAGCTAAAGCGGTATTAGCTTTCGCAGTGACTTCGAAATGCACGCACTCTAAGAATCCGCGGCGCGCCCAATCCATAAGCACGGCGTAATCCGTATCGGTTTCGTTGCAGCCGGCGAACTGGTCCACGGTGGTTTCAAAAAGCACGCGTTCATGCGGCGATAGCGTGTCGTTTGGCGCGGCAGCGCGGGTGGCGAGCGCTTCGCGGAATTGCTCCACATACGCCTCGGGGTTGGAGCCCCAGTTCAGCAAGCACTGTTCGGCCGGCATGCCCATATCTTCGGGCTCATCGGATTCGACCTCGACGGTGAAAAACTCGCGCTCTATGGCGGATAGGCACGCAGACCTGCGCTTGGCGTTGAAAATGTTGGCGAGCAGGACGCTCATGGTTCGCGCTTTCTCGCCGATCCCGAACGCTTCATAAATCTCGTTGAGGTCCGTTGTCATTTACAGAAGCTCCATTTGTTCGAACGGCATGTCAGGCCATGTCATCCAGCTTTTACGGGCGTTCGGCAACCAGTGAGTCACCTGCAGGTTCCAATCGACGTGCAGCCCGCAGACAAGTTTTCCTGCCAGCGGCACGATGTGATCGACCACGTACTGTTCGCCTGTCTCGCGCGTCAGCCGTTCGGCCTCGGCGTAAACGGCGCGAATCTTCGCTTTGTCTGCCCATGACGGGGTTGCGCGCCGTTCGCGTGCTCGTCGCCGCATGCCGTGTTGGCGGCTCGTGTGCAGGATCGGAGCGCGGCGCTTCACAGGCACGAAGAGCGGTCCTGCGTGATCGCCACCTACCAGATCAAGCGGCATTGAAGTTATCCACAGGCAAGGGGCGGACGTGCCCCGTCTTCAGGTTAACGAATGCACCGCACCAGCTGAGCCGGCCGTGGCGGAAAAATTCCCACAAGATCCCGAGAGCCGGCGTCACGATCGCCTGATTGATGAAAAGCTCTTGCCGCTCGAGCGCTTCGGCTAGCCCGCAACTCGGCGTGTCATCCTCAGGAATCGTCGTATCGATCAATTCCGGGAGGACCGCATACGGCCACCGCAGTGGCGTACTGCCTTCCTCGGCGGTCGGCTTGTTATGCCCGAATATCACCTGGCCATCGCTCGCCCGATTTCCTAGATCCATCACATACACGGCTGCGCGAGCGAGGACCGGCTCAAGCTTCGCGCGCGCAGCTGCGCTGTCGACGCACATGATTGCGATGCCCGGTCCCGCGTGAATCACCTCTTGCGTGCTGGCCGGAATCGGGCGCGCATGCCAGTCGAGGCCAAAGAAAGCGTTCAACCGGTGCACAAGCACGACGCTCTTGTACTGGCCGACGTCGGCCGGGCTGAACATCTGCCGACCGATGTTCGCCTCGCTGACCGTGTCGCCGTCAAACGCCGTCACGTGCAGCCCGGGATGTCCGAGTGCCGTAAGCGCGTGATTGAGGCGCGCTAGGCCAGTGAGCATCTGCGAGCCGTTTCCGCCGCACCCGATCAGCGCGATGTTCACGCGCCGGTCGAGGAAATGCGCGGGCGTTATGTGAGTCATGCCGGCTCCGCAACCTTAAAGACCGCTGCTGCAGGGACTTTCAACGGAATGAACATGCCGAGCACGCAAAGGCGGAATGCAACGCTTGGAGTGCCATCGGCATCGAGGCCGCCGAGCACCGCGGAGATCTTCACTTCGCCGGCGTCGTCCGTGTCGTCTTGCGGACTGAAGTAAGCCATTCCAGCGCCATGACTGTGAATGTCGATCGCGAGCGACTCGTTCGGCGCAAGCACTGGCCGATCGAACGTGATCGCGCCCGGTGTCGCTTCCGACACGTGAAGCGCCTTGTACGCCAGCTCTTGCTTGTCGTGGTCCCAAACGATCCACGCTGCGTGCTCATTCGGCAGCGCGCTGCGCGCTTCCTCGGCGAATGCCTGGACGAAGGGGAGAGCAACACCAAGCCGGCCAAATGCCAGTTCGATCTTCGGCTCAATGTCGCCATACGGTGGGCGCGGGCTTCCTCCGGAATGAGCCGACAGGCGCTGGATTACGTGCAGCCACGGACGCCGCACCTCGACAAAGACGCCTTCCGCTGTCATCAAAAAGCGATGGCCGACTTCGAGCAACGGCGCAAACTTGGCGTGTTTTGGCACGGCGACGGTCGGAGCGCTGTCGAACAACGCGATGTCGAGCGGCAGGGATTCGTCATCCTCGGTAGCTGCGATCGCTCGCGGCTTTGCGCGCGCCAGCTCGTCGGCGACGCCAGACGAAAATTGCTCGAGCGCGGTTGCGATGTCTCGCAATCCGGCTTGCGTGGCGTTCTGAAATGAAGCGAGTAGCTTGTCCATCGTGTCAGTCCTCATTGGTGCTGGAGCCGATCGCTTTCGCGAGGGTTTGTTTCGCGTCGATCAGGCGGTCAAGTGGGAATTCGGCGCCGTCGAGCAAATCCAGCCACAGACGTTCAGCGCCCCCGCGCCTGTGGATAAGTCGGTCGTTGTTCGTGTGAGTGAAGCGGCTGCGAAAGAACGCGTCTTCATACGGCTTGATGCTGTCCGTATTGATTGCGTCAGGCGTTTGCACGTTGCCCACGCAGATCTCGCCGCCTTCCCAAACGTTGAAATACGGTGCCGTGTAAAGCTTTGTTGCCGGGCCAGGCCGCGTGTTATCGCGTAATGCGAATACCGACCAACTGGTGCGATTGACGATGAACACGAGCGGCGGGTGTGCGGCATCGCCGGCGCGTTCGCCGATCTTGCCCTTCGTGTTGAACCACACGCGCCGTGTACATGCGGGCACCCACCAGGCGAGTTGATTCGGTGCGAGATACACCACGCGATCGTGGATAAATCCGCGGTAACTCGTTTTCCGGGCCGCAAGGTCGGCGATGTCCGCCAGCTGGTCGAGCGTTATCGGCACGCCGGCCAGCAGGGTAGGTTTGCCGTCGACCACGCGAGCGCTATGCTGGGTCGCGTAAATGTGCTGGCTGTTCTGCGAACGGTAGAACAGCAGTGCGCTATCCAGTGCGAGCTCGACATCGTTTTCGTGCGCAATCGAGACGGAGCTCATACCCGCACCTGCACGCGAGCCTTAGGCGATTGAAATTCGTCCCGGTCGAAAATCGAAAGGACGCGCTCGACCGCCTTTGCGAGCATTGCCGTCGATTCCATGCGCTTCAACCAGTCGGCAATGTCGGCACCGACGATCTTCAGCGGAGTAACTGAAGACGCGATCACGTAATCACCGTCAGACGCTTGATGCAAATAGTCATCGACAACGCGACCGACGATGTCGTCTTCGCTCCATCGGACGATCAGACCGAAATCAATTAGGTCGGCGCCAACGTCTTCCGAGCGCACGTCGGCGAATGGGCCATAGAACCGGGCGATGTTCCAAACCGTGTCCATCGCGTCGACCACTTCGCGGGCGAGCGGATCGCGGCCGGCAGCGAGTGCGATTTGACGGCGGGTAAGTACACGACGTGGTGCCGCTGCCCATTCAGGCATGCCCTCGAAAAACTGCGCGCGCGTAAAAAAGTCGTTCGTTTCGAGTAGCTCTTCGACGCTGTCGTATCCATTCAATTCGGCCGCTTGCGCCATCGCCTCTTGCTCGTCCGATTCACCGTACCAGTACATGTATTCGGCGAGGCTTAAAGTGAAGCCTGGAGTGCAAACGGACGGCAGCATGCTGAATGCGTCATGGAGCGTCGCCAGCACCGTTTGACCAAGGCCAGCCCGGATAGCCTCCAACTTTTCCATGCCGCGTCCGATCAGGATTTCACGGCACGACACCGGGCCGTTTGCCGTCTGAATCAGCGCCCAAAGGTGTTCTTCCCTGTGCTGCGGGAAACCGTGCTCCGGTGCCTGCTCGATCCGCAGGTGCCAGTCGAAGAGGTTCATTCCTTCCGTGATCCGCTCCCACCTGCGCGAAAGCGCCGTCTGTATCAACGCGACTTCAGACTTCGGCCGTTGGCGAACGTCGCTTTCGGTGATGACGCCCGAGTCGAGCATCGAAAGCGCGAGCGGATGCGAAAACGATTCGGCCGACCGGATCGTGTAAACAGCGGGCACATCAGCGAGTGACGGCAGCGCGAGAGGAGCGAAGGTCATGGCAACACCGGCATATGAGAAACAGGTAACTGCAGACGCACGCCGGCGGCACGCTTCGTCGCCACTGCATGGAGCTTCGTCGCAACGCGATCGTTCACCAGGTGCATTTCGACGCGATGGCCGGCCGAAGGCGAGAGCGGACCGCGTTCCAGCTCGGCGCGAATCTGATCGAGTGTCACAGCGCCGTCCCTTTCGTACCAACAGCCCGGCGGAACGTGTACACGTTCTTGTTGCCGACGACATCGGGACCTTCAATTTCGGCGTTGACGATTTCCGGATACGTGTTGCTGTAGAAATCGCGAACCTGCTGAAGGGAGAAACCCGGCGACGGATCGGTGAGCTTCGCGCCGTTGTAGCGAAACTCGCGAGCGAGTGTTTCGGTTTTCACGGTGTGGGTCCTTAGAGAAGGTCGACGCCGTCGTCTTCGGCGGCGGGCTGCGCGTTGCTGGAATCCTGTTCGCCGGCTACTGCTGGCGTCGCGGCGGCGTGCTCGGCGTCAGGCTCAATGCCGGGTATTTGCGTTTGACGCGGATCGACGGGCAGCGCGTCGTCGGTACCGGCGTTGTCATTCGTATCAGTCGGCGCCGGCGTTTCGGTGGAGCGCTTGCGACTGCCCTTGCCCTTCGGCGAAGGAGCGGGAAGCGCTGGAGTCGAGGACGCGTTTCCATTTGCCGCACTGGCGGCGCGCGCCTGGTCGAGCACAGACAACGTGCTAGGTTCATAAATCTCGACTGCCGCTGCAAAATCGCGGTCCAACTCGTCGGGCTTGGCGAGGATGGAAAGCGGATAGAGCGTTTTTTCGCCTTTGGCGTCGTCATTGGCGCGCGGAGTTACATTCACGCGCAATTGATCGCCTTCAGCAGTGATCAAAAGCGTGAGCGTTGTCTTTTGCGCCAGCGGATAAAGTGATGCGAACAGGGACATGGTCACCTCGTGTTGTGCTGCGTTGAATCAGGCCGCAAGGCCGTCATAATTTCGATCGGCGAAATCGGGATCGCCGGGGTATCGATCAGACCCATCGGCGCGATGCCAGCAAAACAAGCTGCCGCGGCGATGCATGAAGTGATAGCCGGCGCATGTGCAACCCATAGCGCGCGTGTCGCGCTTGGTCATCCATGCATCAATGCGAAAACTTGAAGAACCACAGTCACTGCAGCGCGGCGGCCGGGTATATTCTTCGGGCTTCAGCCGCAGCACCTTTCGCTTTTCGCACTTGCGGCATCGACAGTGATAACGCGACACAGCAAGTCCTCAGTGGTTAGCGCGATGTGCGGCGCGCATGTTGTTTATTGCGATCTCTGCCAGCTGTCACGCCTAGATCCGCCGCGGCGTTCCGTACGCGGGTGTTTCCTTCAGTGCGAAACGGGCCACTTGATATTTCGATGCGCCTCTTTGATCCGCTTCAACTCTTCACGCTCATTGATCGCACCGCCACGAACTAGCCAGCACGCCGCAAAGCAAAACAGAAACAGTAAGGCCATAAGGACTGCTATCAGGTTTGCGTGCATGGTGAGCCTTTACGGGAGGTTGATCAGTTCAAATGCAATGCATCACAGCGCAGCGTTCGGCGCGTGCAGCGCGGTAGTCGATTTCGGCTCCGAGCACGAGATACGCAGCGGCGACGATGAGCGTTAAGCCCCAGATTTGCCAGAGTTTCATCCGATCAACCCCGCTTTGAAGCAAACCAGTAAGTACCAGAAGCAGCCGACGCCGGCGCCCAGCAGCGCAACGTACAGCGGAAGCTTGGCGTGTACGCGCTCGCATTTATGGAGCAGGGCGTTATCGCATGGAGCGCGGTTCATCATTCATCCCCTTGATTCGAATCTCGCCGTGTTCGGTGAGTGCCTGAGATGTATTAAACACCATGTTTATCTTAACGTCAAACATTTTGTTTATAAATCGGCTTCGTCGGGATTGCCTTGTTTAAAGACGTAAAAAAGCCCGCACAAGGCGGGCTGCATTTCATGAAACCGTTGTAAAGGGGTCACTTCAAGCCGTCGAGCCCGGCCTTGAAGTTGACGGCCATGCGCGTCGCTGCTGAGTCTGTCCATGCGCCCACTACCGTTGCGTCAGGTGTGCGGCAGTCAGCGCCCATGTGAGTGATCAGGTACGGATCTGTCGTTACACCATTCGCGTCCGTCACGATTCCGCGGTCTACGGTGCCGACCACATATGCGAACGCGGTCGCAGTGGCGTTGTTTTCAGCCTGGATCAGCCCGTCCGAAGCAGTGTGACCGGGAGGTAGATCACATGTCGGGATTGGCGTCAGTATGAAAGTCTGCTTCGCCGCAAGATCCATTTGGAAGATGAACGTTGTGAGATCGGACTGAAATTGCTCGAGCGCGGCCACTTGCGCCGGGTCGTCACGACTCGTCACCATGTCGTCGAGCTGGAAGTTCACGACCGCATACCCTGTCGGCTGGACTGTCAGTTGATCGTTTGTCGGCCGCACGCCACCGTTCACGCTTATGACCAGGTCGTGCAAGGCGGTCGCGGACATCGTCACGGGGGTTACTGAGGCCGTCACGCCTTGTGCCGCGAGCGCTTGAGTCAGCGTCGTAACTGTTTCGGCCGCGCCGGCATCGGATGCCGCGCCGACCACTGCGGCTTTCGCAGTCGCACCGCCGTTGGCCTGTGGCATGGGGGCGCCGTAGTACTGGATCGACATAACCGGCGCCGCTTTCGCGGGACCGTCACCACCGCCACCGCACGCAGCCAGCGACAAAGCAGCGAACAGCGGAAGGATTGCTCTTTTCATTCTGACGGTCCCCGAAAGGTTTTGTAATTGAGCTTTCAAGTTAACATCAGAAGATTACGGGCGCAACGTTCGAATACACCCCGGATGTCACATTCAAGAAAAAGCCCCGCTCGCGGCGGGGCTTCAGCAAATTATTGAGTGGAAGTTACTTCTGAGGCTGCGGGATCGACGCTGCCGGTGCCTGTACCGGCGTGGCCGACTGTGCCGGCACCTGGATGATGATCGGTGGTGCGCTCGGCTGGGCGGGCGCAGCGGGCGGGGCGATGAACTTGCTGCCGAGACCGGTAGCGACGACCGCGCCCACTACCCAGAGGATAATTTTCGTTTCGGTTTTCGATAGGCGCGCGTCTACACCGTCATTCGTGGCGAGATCAGGCAGCTTCGCTTCAATGACGGCGACGGCGTGCTCAAGTTGCTTCAGGCGGTCGTCCATGCCGCCATCATCGCCGCCACCGCCGTTTGCGTCAACCGGATCACTCGCCGGCCTGAACTGTCGAACGTCAGCCATCTAATTCCTTTAGTTTCTTTGCGATGCTGCGCCGGTTGTACAGCCAAAGGAAGCCACAGTTCTCGCACTCCACGGTAATCACCTCAAGTGCGGACGGCATGGCCGCCGGACCCTTCGAGTACACGAGGGCAGTAGACACGCCCGCGTTCTCATGCACGAGAAGCGACGGGTGCTCGATGCCACAAGAGAGGCATCGCTCTAACGGAATTTCTTTCCAAAGCGCGAATTTCGCGAATGCCCCGCTGGTTATCGGCTCGTCATCGCTATCGTCCATACCGGCCGCCCGTGGAGAAGAAGTTCATATTGTTTCCGTCGTGGGTTGGTGATCAAACCCTGCTTTAAAGCTACAACTTTGAGGCCGCCGCATTCTGTTTTTGCTGGAAGTCCTGCTCAGCTTTGGCCGACAAGCCGTTGTCTTGAATCGAGATCAGGCTGTGATCCGCAGTTTCGAAGCGTTGACTAAGGCGAAGGGTTACTTTCTTCCCTGTCCATGCGCTGTCTTCCGTGGAGAATTCGGCGCCGGCCTTGGTTTTGACTGTGCTCACCGCACTCGTTGAGGGAGGCCCGTATTTCATTACGAGCAAGCGTTTCGCTTCAAGGTATCGATCGGCGTCCAATTGAAGCCATATCGTAGATAGCTTTCCGTCCTTCAAAAAGAGTGAATTAGAGTATCCAAATCCGAGATCCGGCGGGCTCCAAATTTTGGCGACATCCCCGTACGACTTCATGTAGCAGGTCGAGCTCGTGGCGATGGCTACCATATCATCAGTTCCGTACGCGTTGCGCGGGCAGTCCGGGATGCTTGATGGGAGCGGCTCGCCAAGCGTGAATCCCAAGAATGTAGCCGGCTCTTGCGCCCACACAGCGTCTTCCGGTGCTTTCTGCGGCTTCACGGGCGCTTTTTTGGCATCGGCCGTCGTTGCGTAAAACAGCATCGCGACGGTCAGAATTATTATTGTTCTCATCAATCCTCGATTGCTCAGACGGGCCGCCACATAGCGCGTTTCGCGATCCCCGCGACAAAATGCATCTTCTCTATTTCGGCATCCGTAAACGCAATCGACGGGTGCGCATCGTTCGTCGAAATGAGGTGAGTGCGACCGTCTCGCCGATACAAGAACTCTTTGACCATGACACGGCCGTCGGTCGACTTGACCAACACTTCGTCGCCTGGCTCAGGCTCGTGATTCGGTTCGATGACAACGAACTCGCCCGCCTTGATGCGAGGACGCATAGAGTCGCCTGCGCACTTGAGGGCGTACGCGTCCGGGTCGTTCGTGGGGAAGGTGACGAACCCTTCGCCGTGACCAACTGGATACTCAAGATCAGCCCAAAATCCGTTATCACCTAGCTGTGCCATGCCAACCACTGGGATAGCTTTCCAATTTGTGATCGGTACAGGCTTCCACTCGTCTGCATATCGAATTGCAACACCTGGCTCCCCCTTGCCTTTGGCGATCCATACAGAGTTGACGCCGTATTTATTTTGGATGGCGACCGCCTGACCGACTGTGATTTGCGGACCTTCGCCGCGCAACCACTGGGCAGCAATTTCAACCCCTACGTCTGCTACGGACGCCACTTCGGCGGCCGTGAGCCCTTTTAGACTAAGGGCTGCTTGAATTCGCTGGGCTGACGTTTTCATCGTCTCGCTGCCCAGGGGGGAAATATTACTCCCGATTTCGTCAGGCGATTCCAAGCTTTTGGACAGTTTTTGTCCGCTGTTCGAAAGATCGGATCCGGCAGAACCGTGGTTGCCATCCGCCGTCATTGGTGGCTGTCCGGACATCAGCCAGAGAGCGCTACACCCTAGTTTTTCTTGGGCCGCGAGCATCCCCGCCTTCGACATCCCGCGCCGCTCCCAGTTGTTAATGACCTGGGGTGACTCGTTCAGGAAGCGTGCGATCTCAGTCTGCGTAGTCAGCCCGTGCAACAGGCGCGCGGCCTCATACAACCGTTTCATGGTGTCGTGCATGTCCGGGATGTTCTCGCAATTAAACACTTTGTTGTTCAACGTAGTGTTTGCGTTTTCATTAAACATGGTGTTTAATGTGTCCATGGAAATCAAACTCGCCACCGCTGAAGAAGATCGCCGCTTAATCGAACGCCTCGGTGGCGCGTCGAAGGTGGCCGAGATGCTGGGTTACGCCAAGGAGAAAGGCGGGGTTCAGCGCGTTCACAACTGGAAAGAGCGCGGCATCCCGCCGGCAGTGAAGCTGACTCGACCGGACCTTTTCCTTCGGTCGCTGTCGGAAGAGGCTGCTTGATCGTGCTCACGCCTACCGAAACTAAAGAGATTCGCGCGGTGCTGTGCGAAATGGCGGCGCGAGGCTGTATCGGCGCGCAAATGGATCGAGCCAAGAAGGATTTGATCGACGAGTTTCTTGCGTTGAAAGCGGCGACAGCGAAGCCAGCAGCAACAGCGAAGTAATCGACGAAGGTCCTTCGGCCGGGTTCACCCGATCTTCTGAAGGACTACTAAGTCGCCGCCCGTGCGGTCTGAGGTTTCCATTTTTCATTTTTGTTTTACCCCGTGTTGTTTTTGTTGTTGATCGAAATATACGTTCGGCATCGCAGCAAAAACACGTTTGTCTGGAGATTGAATTGAACATCCTCGATACCGCACACGCAGTTGCACATGATTACCCCGGCGGTTGCGAGTCGCTTGCGCCTCGTATCGGGATGTCGGCCGCCGTGCTCCGCAGCAAAGTCAATCCGAACACGGACACGCACCAGCTCACGTTGATGAACGCTGTTGCGATCACGGACAAAACGGGAGACGAACGAATCCTCGAAGCCTGGGCAACTGAGCGCGACATGGTGCTGGTGAAGCTTCCAGCAGCCAGTGACGAGCCTAACAACGAAGAGATTCTCGAAAAGTTCATGAAGCTGACGGTGCAGTACGGGGATCTCGCGCGCCGTCACCAAGAGGCCGTTGCTGACGGTGAAGTCGACGATCAGGAAATGTCTGACCTCGAGCACATCGGCAACGCGATTCACCGCTCTGTCGAGGAAATCAACGCACTTACCAAGCGCATCTATAAACGCGTGCCGGCTGCGCGGGCCGTAGTGAAGGCCGCTTGATCATGCCGACCGCCATTCCGATCATCGATCGCGCCGCGCTGGATTCGTTGTGTCGCGGAAATTTCTTCCTTGGCCCGATCGCTCGCTCTGTCATCCGTGAAGTTGCGACGGACGCGCTGAAACGTCACCCGAACTACCCACGGATCTGCCTTTCGTGTGGCGCCCTTGAGTCACTCGACGGCTCGCTGCCGTGCGACCACTGAGGAAACAATGAGAACAGCCCAAACCCAACTAGCTGCGTACGACGCGCTCACCGCGCCGAAGATCTCGGCCAGTCAGCAGATTGTGCTTGCCCTGTTCGCGGGCCATGCCATCACGCTGACGCGCCAGGAGATTGCAACCCGCGCGAAACTCCCGCTCGCCAGCGTGTGCGGCCGAGTGCGCGAGCTGCTCGATGCCGAAGTACTCGTGATTCGCGGTTCGCGCAAATGCATCGCGACGGGGCAGAGCAATCAGACCGTCGGCTTGCCGGTCGATGTGGCGGCGACTGCCTGAAATGGGGCTTGCGCACGTCATTCACATGCCGGAGCACCGCGGCGCGCAGCTTGAGGACGGCTACATGCGCGTCGCCAACGAGCTAGGTCGCGCGATCACGTTCGCTCGGTTGACGTCGTATCAACGTTGCATCCTCGATGTCGTGATGCGGCAGACGTACGGCTTCAACAAGCTGGTGGACGATATTGCGCGCACACAGTTTGCCGATGAGACAGGTATCGATCCATCTGACGTGCGTCGCACGATCAACGAGCTGGTGGAGATGAACATCATCACCCGCACCGATGGCCGCTACGCCCGTTCGTACAGCATCAACAAGCGTTATGCGACGTGGGCTATTCCTGAGTCGCGCCGGTACGTGCATAAACTTGCTAAGCAGGAGGGAAATCACCTCCTATCAGGGGGGGAATCACCCGAATTTGAGGGGGGGAATCACCCCGTTACAGGAGGGGAATCCCCCCCTACAAAAGACAACTCCAAAAAACATAACCAAAAGACAACTCCAAAAGAAACCCTTTCGCGCTCGCTTCGCGAACGCTTTGAGATTTTTTGGGCGAAGTACCCGAAGAAGAAATCGAAGATCACGGCTGAGAAAGCCTTTGCCAAGCGCAACCCGGACGAGCAGCTCTTCAACGACCTGATGGCAGGTCTAGAGCGAGCCATGACTTCGGGGCAGTGGACGAACCCGCAATTCATCCCGCATGCAGCCACGTGGCTGAACGCTGGCGGATGGATGGACGTGATCCAGACCAACTACACGGACGCCGAACTGGCCGTGATCCGAGCCTTCAACGAGGCACTCGGGGAGCGTATCGGCGCCGTCGACGAGGCGGTTTTCGTTGAGGCCCGCGCTGGCGCAATCCGCGCTTTTGTGGGTCACCTGAAAAACGACGCCGAGGTGTGGAAGCGGTATTTCCCGGCTGTGCGCGACAAGGTGGACCTGCCGCCGCACGCGGGCTTCGACTATCTGATCAGCCCGAAAGGCTTTGGCGACGTGAAAGGGCGCATGTCGATTCCGCGCAACGCCGACGGCACGAAGGCGGCTGGCGAGTGGCACACGACCGCCAGCGGCATCAAGGCGAAAGCGACATCGATGGGCATTGCATTCCGCGACGACGAGCCGGCACCGGTAATCGCTGCGCGCGTGCGTGCCGCAATCGAACAACAAGGGCGCGCATGAACACCTGCCGCACATGCCAGCACGCCAACACGAAACCCGGCCATACCGCCATTTACAGCCGCGGCTTTCGCAATTGCACGCACCTGCCGACCTACCAGTACGTCTCCGGCAGTGCTGAGTGCCGTCTCAATCCACCGAAATGGGAACAGAAGCAATGACCAAGCGAGCATCTTGGCCGATGGTGGTCCCGGCAGGAACGAAGAACGTCGGCACGGCAACGGTTCACGACGAATCGCCACTGCGCATGACGACAGCGCAGCGCCTCATTTACGAGATGAACGGAAACCCGCCGCAGTCGAGCGCGCTGGACGATCCGACAGATCCATTCGACCCGTCGCTGATTCGACGTCACCCGGTCGCGCTGGCGGCAAAGAAGCCTGCGAAGTACCGCAACACGAAGTGCGAGCACCAGGGCATCAAGTTCGACAGCGAGAAAGAGCGGTCGCATTGGTTCTTTCTGATCCAGCAGCAGGCGGCGGGACTCATTCGTGACCTGCAGCTGCAAGTCCCATTTGTTCTGACTGAGCGCAAGCAGCGCGACGACGGCACGTGGGAGCGCGCATCGAAATACGTTGCTGATTTCACCTACATGCGCGACGGCAAGCTGGTGGTCGAGGACGTGAAGTCGATCGCCACCCGGAAAAACCGCACGTACATCCAGAAGCGAAAGCTGATGCTTGTGAAGCACGACATCACGGTAAAGGAGATATAGGAGTGCGCCGCTATTCGGAGGAGGAAAAGGAGATTGTTCGCGAGATCTGGGCTTCGCCCGTCTTGTTGAAGCAGCAGATGGACAGATTGCCAGGCCGCACGCCATGGAGCGTACAACGCCAAGCGACGGTGCTCGAACTCGGCCCAAAGAACCATTCCGAGTCGCCGCTTTATGAGCGCATTTGCGTGCTGATGGACGATAAGGAGGCGCGGACCGTGAAAGAGATAGCCGCCGCGCTTTTCGCGAGTCAGTCGCGGACCAACAAGCTTTTGCGAAAGGCCTGCGATTCGGGTGAATTCCATATCGCTAAGTATCGGCCACGGCCGGTCAACGGCACGCCGACGCCGGTTTTCAGGAAGGGCAAAGGCCGGAACGCAAGGCGCGCCACTGTGATGACTCTTGCGGAGCGCGCACGTAAATTTCGGATGCAGGTGGACCCTGTTGAGTATGCATTCAAGCGCCGGAAATACGCGCTCAACAGGAAGATCAAGCTCGGCCGTGTGCGCCCTGACGCGCTGTCTAACGCGTTGTTCGGGAGAGCGTCGGCATGAAGCTTTATCTCGCCGGCCCGATGACGGGGTATCCGGAATTCAACTTTCCCGCGTTCGCTGCGGAGTCGGCTCGCCTGCGTGCGCTCGGATTCGAGGTCGTTAATCCGGCCGAGCTCAACGTGGGCAGTGATGGCGATTGGCTAACCTGCATGCGCACCGACATTCGCGAGCTGGTGACGTGCGAAGGCATCGCGCTGTTGCCAGGATGGGAAAAATCGAAGGGCGCGCGCATCGAAGAGGGCATAGCGCGGCAGCTCGGATTCTGCGTGTACACGTCGGCGCACATCATCGACCTGATCGCGGGCTTGGTCGTGCTGTCCGATAAAGCGTTGGTTGAACTGATGGCAGCAGCATGACGTTCGCTCGCAAACCAGGCTCGCCGTTCAGCAGCTTCGCAACTCCGAAGACGCGCATGAAGCGCACGGAGATGAAAAAGCGCGCGAAGCGCAAGCCGACAGTCGCTGAAGGCTCGAAGTACATCGATGCGTGCCGAAACGAGGAGTGCTATCTACGTGTGCCCGGCGTGTGTGTCAGTCGTGGCTGGTCGCATGACTCAGTTGTCGATTGCCATTCGAATCAGTCGCGTCATGGCAAGGCCGGCGGGCGGCGCGCCGACAACATTTACACCGTGCCTGGTTGCGGCCCGTGTCACGCGTGGATTGACCAGAACCGCGTCGGCACGCCAAGGCAGGTGAAGTTTGATGTGTGGGACGCAGCTTATGAGGAGTGGCGTTTCGTACGCGCCAAGAAAATGGGAATGGTTGAGGAGGTCGAGTGCACGGAATCAAATTAGAGGTCAGCGTGCTGCTGCCGAGTCCGGTCTACCGGCATCGGTCGCGGTTTCTTTGGAATCTGAAGCAAAGCGGCCGTGAGGCGATTTTCCAAATCTCGCCGTCGAAGCTGATCGGCCCGATCCGCTATCCGGGACGCAATCAGCCTGCCGAGATTTATGCCGTCGCGCAGCTGCCCGATCGTTACATCGATTTCGCGCCGGCGCTCACGAAGCTGCCGGACGGCAACTATCGTTTCAATGTTGTCGTGAACCACAACCGGACCACGCTGCGTCCGATTCTGGATAGTGGCGCGCTCGAAACCGGATCAATGGAGGTGGTGCTGTGAGCGAAGTAAAAGTGAACGCGTCCCGTACCAACACGACCACGCACCGGGCGGTTATCAAAGGGAGCGATCTGGAGCGGCTCATTGCCACCCATGTGGCCACGGCGGCCGGCGTCGACATCAACCACGATGCCGTTAGTGCGCAGTGCCATATCACCAGTCGGATGGGCAACTACAGCTGCGAAACGGAAGCGGTAGTGACGATCACGGTCGATCACGAAAGATTTGATGGCGTAGCGGAGGTGGAATCGTGAACCTATTGCCCGATAACTTCGATCCGCTTGGAGCGCTCGGCATCCCGCGCCGTGACTGGACCAAACCACTGGAGCAGAAGTGAGCAATTTTTCCTCGCGCATGATTGCCAAGGTAGTGATCGAATTCGACTGTGACAGTGAATACGGCGGCAAGTGGACGTTCGAAGAGGCATACAACGATGCCAAGCGAGCAGTCGAAAATCACTGTCAGGAGATTCAAAAGAAAGTACCGGGAGTTCGTGTGGTCAAGTTGGAATCGATCCGCTCTCGCGTGACGGAATTAAAGTCGTGAGCGCGCACTGCTACATCCGGGTCACCGACATTCCCCGGCCGCTGACCGATACCGCAGCGCGGCGCATTGATGCAGACACTCAAGCGAATCTAGTCGCATTCATTGGCTGTCCGCTGGTGGGCGCCGAGAGCGACGATGAGGTTGAGTTTCCTTTCCCGCGCGCGATCGAGATTCGCGAGTCGCTCGTCTCGTGGCTTGTGTATTGGGGAATTTGCTTTCGGGTGGTGATGTGACAGACGCGATTAAAACTGGAGTGAGCATGTCGAACGACGAAAGCACGCAAATTGAAGAGATCCTCTCAGCCTGGTACGAGTGGCAATCCGGATACACGGTCAACCTTGGCGCTGGCCGGGTTGATCCAGCGTGCCGAAACTTCGATGAAAGCGATCGTTACGCGACCATTGAAGAGCGCACGCACGAAGCGGAGCGTAAGGCGCAGCGCAAGCAGGCCGAACTCGTTGATTTGTGCGTGGACATGCTCACCTGGCAGCAGCGAGCTGCAATCCAGACGCACATGAAGAACAAGTTCTGCGGCGTTGATGTTTGGACGAACATGCGGTTGACGCTTGAAGAGGTGCACGTGCTGTATCAGTCAGCAAAGGAAGCGTTGCTTCCGGCACTTAAGAAGAAGTCACTAATCAGGCCGTTGGATTTTGCTTAAACGCAATCGCGATTGAAGTTAACAAGTTTCACGTGGAGTTAATACAATGGTGTGCCTACACAAACGGAGACACCATGATCGATTTTATAAAACATCACAATGCAATCCTACAGGCGGCTGCGAAAAAGCAGTTTGACCACAATAACGTGTGTCGGTCCACGCTCTTCTCTTTTGTGGCGGCGCTGAGCAATCACTGGGGATCGGATTCAGATGGAGTATCGGCTGGGAGTGTGGAGAACGGCGAATTCCAGCGTGGCAATGTCCCGGACGCAGACTATAAGCAACAAATTAAGGCTGCCATCCAGGTCTCGTTTGGATCAGACGGTGATCTGAAGCATGCATTCTTCGTCCCCGTTACTGTTCGCCGCGGCATACATGGGGTTTTCATTTCAGTTGGTCACGAAGAGGAGCGCTTAGTGACGAGCGATCAGGGCAACAACTATGCGTACGCCCTGAATGATGTTGAAAAGTGGCTGGCTGTGAAAGTAGGCGAGCAGGATAAGCTCTCTACGCTGAAGGTGTGAGAGGGAAAATTACCCCTTGTAAACCCTTTAATATTTCGCTATATTGACGAGGTCGGGCGCGAGGTGCGCCCAAAGAAAGCCCACCCGGTTCGCCGCGTGGGCTTTTTCCATTTCTTCGGCGGACCCAATGAACCTGAAAACCATCATCGCGAAGGTTGTCTCGTGGTTCAAAGGCGAGGCAAAAGCGATCGAGCAAAAGTCTATTTCGATTGGCGCCAAGATCACCGGTGATGGATGGACGCTGGCGAAAGACGGCATCCTGAAGTTGATCCCTGAAACACCCATTGAAGGATTGAACATGAGCACGCCCGCTGCAGCACCGGCCACCACGGCCAGCAACGTTAACGCCGCCATTCAGATCGCGCTTGCATTGAAGGCGATCGATGCATCGTTGTCGGTCGACGCAGTGCAGGCAGCAACCAACGCTGCACTCGCTGCGCTGTATCCGGCAGCCTGATAGGCATGAGCAAGGTCAGGTTGCAGACGCTGAGAGCGCGCTTGCAACCTGCTGTTAGTCGTGTCGCTGTGATGCAACCCGGATCGTGGCGCACCGACAAGCAATCGAGCGCAGCACGTGGTTACGGATATGCCTGGCAGAAAGCGCGCGCCGGACATCTGCGTAACCAGCCGTTTTGTGTGTTCTGCCTGCGCGATTCAGGCATCGTCGCAACGAGCATTGAGGACGTGATCCTTGAATGCGCAGCGCGTCGTGTGGCTTTGCCGTATGCATCCGTGGTCGATCACATGGATCCGCATCGCGGCGACATGAAGCTGTTCTGGGACACGCGCAGGTGGCAGTCGCTGTGCGCCCACCACCACAGCGCGGAGAAGCAGAGGATCGAGGCAGGTTCCTGACGGTTTCGTGAAACTGTTGCGTGGAACCAACATCAAGCCTATGTGTTGCGATAAAGCAACAATAGATCAAGTCTAACGGTAGGGGGTATCAAAAGTCTGAGGCTATTTGGGCTCTAGACCGCCAGTTCCCGCACGCGCAGAAAATTTCCCCTTTTGAGGTTTTTGTTAATGGCTTTAACAGCGAAAAAGAGGCTTTTCGCCGACGCTGTGATAGCCGGGAAAGCCAATAAGGACGCGGCGATAGCCGCAGGTTATAGCGCCGCGACTGCATCGGCGGCCGGGTCGCGACTTGTTAAAGACAAGGACGTTGCCCTTTACATGGCGGCGCACCGGATTCAGCAGGAATCCAAGTCACCGCCGGCCGGAAAATCGGCAGGTGGTTCACGCGCACCCGTCGATTTCGACATCGACGCGATGTCGAGCTTCACCGATCCGAAGGCGTTCCTGATTGCCGCGATGAACGACTGTCGGACCGAACCGAAGTTGCGCGTCGACGCGGCGAAGGCGCTGATGCCCTTCGTCCACGCGAAGATCGGTGAGGCCGGGAAGAAGGACGCCAAGTCAGACGCGGCGAAAAAAGCGGGCGCGGGCAAGTTCGGCGCAGCGGCACCCCCGAAGCTGGTCGTGAACAACCGGAAGTAATTGATGGAATGGAAAACAAGCTGCGTCGATTGGGCTGATCGGCTCAAGCGCGGCGAGTCCATCATTCCGCCGCCGATCTTCCCTGAACAGGCGGAGCAGGCGCTTGCCATTTTCAAGCAGCTGAAGATTGTGGATGCGCCCGGCAGTCCGACGTTCGGAGAGTCTTGCGCCGAATGGGTCTTTGACCTGGTCGCATCGATTTTCGGCGCTTACGATGCCGACAGCGGGCGCCGGTTGATCACCGAGTGGTTCATTTGCCTGCCGAAGAAGAATTCGAAGTCGACGATAGCGGCCGGAATCATGATGACTGCCGTCATTCTGAATTGGCGCATGTCGGCCGAGTTCGCAATCCTGGCTCCAACGATCGAGGTTGCTCAGAACAGCTTCGCGCCGAGCCGCGACATGGTGAAGCACGATGACGAGCTCGACGAGCTGCTGCAGGTGCAGACGCACATTAAAACCATCACGCACAGGAACAGTGGTGCGACGCTGAAAGTTGTGGCCGCTGACTCGAATACGGTCGGTGGCAAGAAGAGCGTCGGCACGCTTGTCGATGAACTTTGGTTGTTCGGTAAGCAGGCCGGTGCGGAAAACATGCTGCGAGAGGCAATCGGCGGCTTGGCTTCGCGGCCGGAAGGCTTCGTCATTTACCTGACGACCCAGTCCGATGACCCGCCTGCTGGCGTGTTCCGCCAGAAGCTGCAGTACGCGCGCGATGTGCGAGACGGGAAGATTCACGATCCTTGCTTCGTCCCGGTGATCTTCGAGCACCCGCCTGAAATGGTCGCAAGCAAACAGCATTTGCTCGCGGAGAATCTGGCGATGGTGAATCCTAACCTCGGATATTCCGTCGATCGCGCGTTCCTTTTGCGCGAGTTCACGAAGGCCAAAACCGAGGGTGAGGCATCGTTCCGCGGCTTCCTTGCGAAGCATGGAAACGTTGAGATCGGGCTCGCGCTGCGCAGTGATAGATGGGCCGGCGCCGAGTTTTGGGAGGCAGCCGCGCTGCCGGCGCGCGTTACTGTCGACGACCTAATTGAGCGGTGTGAAGTCATCGTCGGGGGCATTGACGGTGGTGGACTCGACGACTTGCTAGGCGTTGCGGCGATCGGCCGCGAGCGCGAGACGCGGCGATGGTTGCTTTGGACGCACGCCTGGGCTCATGAGTCGGTCTTTGAACGACGAAAAGAAATTGCGCCGACGTTGCGCGACTTCGAAAAAGAGGGCGACCTGACAGTTGTCGCTCAGATGGGCGATGACGTCGAGGAGGTAGCCGACATATTTGCGCGAATCTATGCGGCAGGACTGCTCGATAAGATCGGGTGCGACCCGGCCGGCATCGGTAGTGTGCTCGACGCACTTTCGGAGGCTGGTATTCCTGAAGAGCAGGTGATTGGCATCTCGCAGGGGTGGAAGTTGTCCGGCGCAATCAAAACGGCCGAGCGGAAACTGGTCGAGGGCGTGCTCGTGCACGGCGGTCAACGAATGATGGCTTGGAGCGTCGGCAATGCGCGCGTCGTGCCAGTTGGAAACGCGGTGAACATTACCAAACAGGTCAGCGGGACGGCAAAAATCGATCCGCTTATGGCTACTTTCGACGCGGTATCGCTGATGGCGCTCAACCCGGCGGCGCAAGGCCCGTCCGTGTACGAGTCGCGCGGCATTCGATTCATTTGAGAGACTAATTAATGAGTTTGTTCGATTTGCTCCGGCGCGGTGCACCGGCGGCGGCCCAAACTCGCCCTCAAGAACCGAGCATGCCGCGTGCTGCAGTTGGCGCCGGCGCGTCGACGACGTTCACCGGAATGGATGACCCGAGGCTACTGGAGTTCATCCGCCGCGGCGAGGTAGAGGGATTTTCTCCGGCGTCGCGCAGCCTGCGCAACATGGCGATCCTTCGTTGCGTCACGTTGATAGCCGAGTCGATCGGCATGCTGCCGCTAAATCTCATCCAGAACGATTCGGACAAGGAATATGCCACTGCGCATCCCGCCTATCGTCTGTTGAAGCGGAAGCCGAACGACTGGCAGACGCCATACGAATTCAAGAACTTGCTGCAGTTGCACGCGCTGCTCCATGGGAATGGATATGCGAGGGTGATTTGGTCGGGCAACCGGCCGATTCGGCTGATTCCCATGAATCCGCTCGCGACGATGCCGAAGCTGTCGTTCGACTGGCAGATGACGTACGAATACACGTCGCCGGGCGGCGCGATGACCACGTTGGCAGCTAAGGAAGTGTTGCACCTCCGAGATCTATCGTTAGACGGCGTGCACGGCATTTCGCGCATCAGGCTTGCTCATGAAGCGCTGGATCTTGCGCGCCATGCGGAGACCGCGGCCTCGCGCACGTTCCAGACTGGCGTAATGGCCGGCGGTGCTATCGAGGTGCCGAAAGAGCTTTCGGACAACGCATACAAACGCATGCAGGACTCGCTTGGCGACAACTACAGCGGCTCCGAGAACACCGGCAAATTCATGATTCTCGAAGAGGGCGCGAAGGCCAGTAAGTGGGCCAACACCGCGACCGACGCTCAGCAACTTGAGACTCGAAACCATCAGATTGAAGAAGTGGCGCGCGCGTATGGTGTGCCGCGCCCGCTTTTGATGATGGACGACACGAGCTGGGGCAGCGGCATCGAGCAGCTTGCAATTTTCTTCGTTCAGTACGGCCTTTCGCACTGGTTTAGCGCGTGGGAACAGGCATGCGCCCGCGTGCTCCTCTCCGAGGCCGAGCTCGACACCATGCAGTTCAAGGTAAATGAGCGCGCGTTGCTGCGCGGGACGCTCAACGATCAAGCCAATTTCTTCGCGAAGGCGCTCGGCGCCGGCGGCCAGAAGCCGTGGATGAGCCAAAACGAAGTGCGCGAGTGCTCGGACCTGCCGAAATCGGACGATCCGACCGCGGACGACCTGAAGAACCCAATGACCCAGAAAGGACCGATCAATGAGCCTCCTGCAGCTTCCTGAGATCCGGGCCGACCACCGCCTGAATTCGGCGCAATTCGATTTGCGGCCGGATGCGCTCGAGCGATGGGAGCCCGAGGTGCGTGCCGCGAACGACGGCTCGGCGTCGATCTCGATCTACGACACGATCGGCGACAACTGGGAAGGTACCGGCGTGACCGCGACGCGTATTTCTGCGGCGCTACGCAGCATCGGCGCAAATCAAGCCGTCACCGTGAACTTGAATTCGCCAGGCGGCGACTTCTTCGAAGGGGTCGCGATCTTTAACCTGCTTCGTCAGCATCAGGCGAAAGTTACGGTTCAGATACTTGGCCTTGCCGCGTCAGCCGCTTCGGTCATCGCGATGGCCGGTGACGAAATTCTGATGGGCGAGGGATCATTCCTCATGATTCACAACGCGTGGACGGTCGCAATCGGCAATCGACACGATCTGGCGCAAGCGGCGCAAACGCTTGAGCCGTTCGATGCAGCCATGGCGAACCTATATGCGAAACGCACGGGTATTAGCCAGGACGCAGCAGCAACGCTGATGGATCGGGAAACGTGGATCGGCGCTGACCAGGCTGTAGCGGACGGTTTTGCGACCGGACTTATCGATGGATCGCAGATTGACAAGAACACGAGTGCCAGCGGCAATAAAAGAGCGCTTGCACTCATTGAAGCATCAATGGCGAAGGCGGGTTACTCACGCTCGCAGCGCCGCGATGCATTCAAAGCCCTTTTCACCGGTACGCCGTGCGCTACCGGGAATCCTGCCATGCCGAGCGCTGGCGAAGACGTTGCAGCATCGCTGCAAAACCTCCTCAACGCAATTCAAGGTTAATCATGAGCAAAAATCTGTTGATCGCCGCTATTGCGGCAACCTTTGGCGCGTCGTATGGCTTCGTGCCGCGAGGCATCGTCGCTGTACGCGCAGACGTCGGCATGCCCGAGGTAAAGGCGCTGCTCGAAAACTTGCAGAAGGCGTTTGCCGAGTACAAAACCGAGCACACGAAGCAGCTCGATGCTGTGAAGGCGGGCCTGCCGACCGCAGACATCACGGCGAAGGTCGAGAAGATCGGCGCGGACATGGACGTCCTGCAGAAAGCCATCGACGACACCAATGTCAAGATGGCTGCCGCGCAGATGGCCGGCGGCGCGCAGTTGAAGGACAAGGAATATACCGAGGCCTTCAAGTCGCACATGCGCAAGGGCGACGTCCAGGCTTCGATGAGCAAGGGCACGTCGACCGATGGCGGCTATCTGGCGCCGGTGGAATGGGACCGTACCGTGACCGACAAGCTGGTGCTCATCTCGCCGATGCGCGCCATCTCCGGTGTTCAGCCGATCTCGACGAACGGTTATAGCAAGCTGTTCAACCTTGGTGGCACCGCGAGCGGGTGGGTCGGCGAAGCGGCTGCGCGGCCTAATACCAATGGCCCGCAGTTTGCGTCGCTGAATTTTACGACCGGCGAGCTGTACGCGAACCCGGCGGCGACGCAACAGTTGCTCGATGACGCACTGATCGACCTGGAAACGTGGCTTGCCAACGAGGTACAGATCGAGTTTGCGCGTCAAGAGGGCGCTGCCTTCGTCGCAGGCGACGGCGCGAACAAGCCGAATGGCATTCTGACGTACGTCACAGGCGGCACGAACGCCGCTACACACCCGTTCGGCGCGATCGAGCTGGTGAACAGCGGCGCCGCGGCCGCGATCACGTCGGACGGCGTGGTCGATCTGATCTATGACCTGCCGAGCGCATACACGGGCAACGCGCGTTTCATCATGAACCGCGCCACGCAGGGCCTGATCCGCAAGCTGAAGGACGGTCAGGGCAACTACCTGTGGCAGCCGTCGTATGTGGCAGGACAGCCATCGACGTTGGCGGGCTTTCCGATCACGGAAGTTCCCGATATGCCGGATGTGGCCGCCAACGCCACGCCGATCATGTTCGGCGACTTCAAGCAGGGTTACCTGGTGATCGACCGCATCGGCGTCCGGGTGTTGCGTGACCCGTTCACCAACAAGCCGTTCGTGTCGTTCTACACGACCAAGCGGGTGGGCGGGGGTGTCGTGAATCCGGAACCGCTGCGCGGACTCAAGGTGGCAGTGAACGCGTAATTCGAATCTCCGTTGGCGAGTGTGGGTTGAGGGGCGTCCTAGCGGCGCCCCTTCTTTTTGAAGGTGAGTTATGCCGAAGTTCATCAAGCCGTTCCGCGGCGCGCCGAATGGCGAGATTTATCCAAAACAATTTGAAGCGGGCGACGAGTGTCCGTCTGAACTCGAGTCTGGCGCGAAGGAACTTGGCGCGCTCGAAGGCTCCGAGAAGCCGGCGAAGGCGACAAAGTAAACCATGGCACTCGTCGAAATCAGCCTGGCGCTGGGTTTTTTGCGGCAGGACGCCGGCGTTGAAGATGACGTCGTGCAAGCGCTGCTCGACGGTGCGACTCAGTCGGCGCTCGACTATCTGAATCGTCAGGTTTTCGAGGATGCCGAATCGATGGCAGCAGCAGTGGCCGCCGGCACGTCCGGAGACGAACCGATGGTCGTCAACGGCGCGATTAAAGCGGCCATTCTCAAAACGACCGGCGAGCTGTACGCGAACCGAGAGGATTCCGTAAGCAGCAAGACTGTCGAGTTGCCGTTCAATGCGCGGACCCTGTTGCGGCCGCATCGAATTGTGCCGGGCATCTGATGCGAGCCGGTTCCCTTAATCGCCGGGTGCGCATCGATCAGCGCGCGGGCACTGGAACGCTCAACGATCCGCTGACCTGGGTGCCGCTCGCGACTCTGTGGTGTGGCGTCTTGCTGCTCAATGGCAAGGAAACCCTGCTTGCCGACAGCGACGTCAGCGCGGCGTCGGCGAGCATCCGCATTCGGTACCGCACGGACATCACGAACGGGATGCGTGCCGTCCTGCTCAAGTTCGTCGACGGCGTTCCTGTCGACGATGTCGTTTTTAACATCCTGGCGCCGCTCCCGAATTTGGGCAGCCGGGAATACACGGATTTGGCGTGCGACACAGGGGCGAATGATGGTTGAGAAGGTCTGTACACCAATGGATGGCAAGGGGAAAGTTCTCGCCAATCTGCTGATGGAGCAACTCGGCATCCCGAAGAACTGCACGGGCTTCGATGTCTCGTTCAACGCGGGCGAAGTCATCACCGTAACGATCCGCACGTATGCACGCGAGTCCGAGGGCGGCGAGCTGACGGACGTGACGCCGCTCACGAGTGACGTGCGCGTTTTCAAGTTGGTCGAGCAAGAAAATGGCGACTGCTGAATCGATCGTCGATGCGACGCTCGCGCCGTTCGCAGGCGGCCGGATATTTCCGGACGTTGCGCCGGCGGCCGCCGCCAAGCCGTACGTCGTCTATCAATCTGTCGGCGGCGTCGATGAGACCACGTTCGACGGCTTGAACGAACTCCAGAACAGCCGTATGCAAGTTGCCGTCTGGTCAGAGGACCGCCCCGAGGCATCGGCCGTCATGCAACAAATTCTTCAGGCGCTGACTGCGGCGCCTGTTCGTGGAACTCCTATTGGCGCGCCGGTGAGCGTGTACGAGGACGCCACGAAGCTTTACGGCAGTCGCCTTGATATTTCAATTTGGTACACCGTCTGAGGAAATCATGCCAAGCACCGCAATTAGCGCACAAGGTTCCACCTTCTCGATCAACGACACCGGTACTGACCTGGTGCCGGTATGGACAAAGGTCTCGAACGTGAAGTCGTTTACCGGCTTCGACGGTTCGGCAACCGAACTCGACGCGACGGATCTCGATTCGGTTGCGAAAGAGAAGTTGCTCGGGCTCATCGATGAGGGCTCGTTCTCCATCGACATCAACGTGAACATGGCCGATCCGGGACAACTAGCCATGAAGGCATCCCAGAAGGCCAGCACGAAGAAGATGTACAAGTTGACGCTGCCAGACGGCACCGCGTCGACGTTCGATGCGTTCGTGAAGACGTTCCCGCTGTCGGGTGGCGTCGATGCGATTCTCGCCACGACCGTGGCAATGACGATCACGGGCCCGGTTACGGACATCCCGGTCGGCGGCGGAGCTTAATCGCATGCTGACACGTGAACAGATCCTTGCAGCCGACGACCTGAAGTCTGAAGACGTTGACGTGCCGGAGTGGGGCGGTTCGGTGCGCGTCATCGTAATGACCGGCACCGCCCGCGACTCATTCCAAGAGCGGATGGCGCTCAGCGACAAATCCATCAGCTATTTCCAGAATAGCCTGCTCGTCGCAACTGCGACGGGCGAAGACGGCGTGCCGCTTTTTACAGCTGCCGACATGGATGCATTGCGCGCGAAGTCTGCCGCTGCGGTGACGCGCGTCACCAATGTCGCTGAGCGCTTGAACGGGTTTGGCGTCAAGGCTGTGGAGACTGCGGAAAAAAACTCCGAAGCCGCCCCGAGCGGCTCTTCTGGCACCGACTCGCCCGCGAGTTGAAGATGTCGGTTCGGCGCTGTCAACTTGAGGTAGACAGTGCCGAATTTGTCGACTGGATAGCGTATTCACGCATGGAAGGGTTTTCAGACGAAATGGACGATCTTCGATGCGGACTCGTCACAGCTGCCGTCTACAACGTGAACCGCGATGCCAAGAAGGCGCCCAAGCCGTTCGGCCCGGTTGACGTCGTGCCATGGTTGTCGAAGGCACTCCCCGAAGAGGTCGTGCCGATCTTGCTCGACGATGTGAAGGCTCAGTCGAACATGTTGCGTGCAGCACTTTTCGGGAAGGCGAGTAATGGCTAAGAAAGCCTTCGAAATGGCGAACCCGGAAGCGCTGACGGCGCAACTGAATGGGTTAGATAACGCCGTCAGCGAATCGACCTTGCGCAAAGGCGCGCTCGCGGGCGCGCGGATATTCCTTGCCGAAGAGAAGATCCGCATCCCGCGTGATACCGGCAAGGGCGCGGACTCACTGATCATCGCGTACGACGAAGAGGCATCGGTCGCTGGAAAGATTGCGTCCTATATCGTCACGTGGACGAAAGAGGCCTACTACCTCAGATTCGTCGAGTACGGCCGCTCACATATGGCCGCGCAGCCATTTAAGCGGCCAGCATTCGAAGCGAAAAAAACGGCAGCTGCGCAGGCGGTTGCCGATGTCGTCGACACCAACATAAAGGCGAGCATCAGTGGCAAATGACAGCGTCACTCGTGTAACAGCCGACGCGAGCGGGTACCGTGCCGAGCTGGATTCGGCGCGCAAGTCCGCAACCGCGTTCATGCAAACGCAGGACCAGGCGTCGCAGCGCGTTGCGCTGGCCCAGCAGGCGATCGCCGAAGCCGCCACGAACGGCAGCAAGGCGAGCGCGAGCGCCATCAATTCGTTTGTATCGTCACTGAGCCGCGCTGCTGACTCCGCCGGTAAGACGCGCTCTCAGTTGCTGGAAATGAAGGCGGCGCAACTGGGTGTCTCTGATGCCGCCGCGTCGTCGATTGCTGCGCTCCGATCTTTCGAGAAAGAATCGTCCGCGAGCGGCGAAGCTGTCGAAGGTCTCGGCGTCAAGAGCGCCGGCGCGCGCCGCGAAATTCTCGTGATGATTCACGAGGCCTCGCAAGGCAACTGGAAGAACCTCGCCGGCTCTGTGCAGGTGTTCGGCGAGAAGATTGACCTGATGGGTAAGATCATGTCTCCGGCGGGCATCGCAATCGGTGTTGTCGCGGGCGCCGCCATTGGCTTCACGTACGAGGTGCTTAAGGGTGCGATGTCGCTCGACGCGCTGGCGAAATCCGCGCAGGTGACGAATGGCTATCTTGGTCTGACGGCAAATCAACTCGAGCAGATGTCGATCGGCATCGCCGGGTCCGGCCAGTCCATCACGGCCGTGCAGGCCGCGATGACCGCGCTTGTGTCGAGCGGACAGATTGCGGCCGATCAACTCAGCCTTGCCACGAAGGTGACGGCTGAGTTTGCGAGCGATACGGGCATGTCGGCAGAGCAGGCCGCGGAGGCCATGATCAAGTTCGCGCAGGATCCGAAGAAAGCGCTGGACGACCTGCAGGCCCAATACCACACGTTTTCGGCGTCTCAGGTCGATGTCATCGAGAACTACATCAAGACCGGCGATAGCGCGTCCGCATACAAGGCTATTCTCCAGGGCATGGACGAGGCGCATGCGCGCTTCAAGGATTCGGCTCAGACAAATATCGGCGTGATCCAGAAGGCCTGGCAGCTGCTCAAAGCTGATGTCATCGACACGATCAATCACATCAACGGCCTGGGCGCGGCGACATCCGACGCACAGAAGCTTGCCGACGCAACGCAGCGCATCGCCGATGCGCAGGCGAATGTGGCGAAGACCGCCTCAATGCCGAATAGCTTCGGCGCGCAGTCTGCGCAGAAGGGGTTGGACGCAGCCAAGGCATCGCTCGCCGCGATACAAGCCACGATGGCCGGGCAGCAGCAATTGGCAGCAGCCCAAGCGAAGCGGGCGGCCGGCGGTGATGCAGCAGTAGCCGTGAACAGCTACCTCAACGATCCCAAGAATGCGACGCCGCTGCAACAGCGGACGTTGGCAATCCAGAGCGAGAATGCCGCGTACGCGAAGGCGACGAAGGACGTCGACAAGACGTCCGCCGACTTTGTCGCAGCGGAAAAGCGGCACGCGGACAATCTGACCGAGATCGACAAGCAATACGCAAACCGGAACGGATCGAAGGCGGCCGCAAGCGCCGCGGCGACTGCGGCTCAGCAAGCAATTCAGGCTCAACTTACGAGTCTTGACACGGTGCGCAAGCAGGCTGAAGACGGCCTCAAGACAACGCTCGACCACATCAAATCGCTGCAGGACCAAGGTCTGATCACTCAGGAAAATGCGCTCCAACAGGCTCACGACGCCCGGGCGGCTGAGTTGAAAGACGAGATCTCGACCTATCAGCAGCAGGAAGAGATCGCAAAAGGCGAAAAGAACAAGTCGGCGTATCAAAAATACGCGGCTGACATCGTGGCTGTTCAGCAAAAGATCGTCGAGAACGATGCGCAATACACGGATGACACAGCCAAGCTTGCGGCGAAGCGAGTCGCCGACCTGAAGGTCTACACGACAGCGCTGACTCAGCAGCTCGCGACGCAGCAATCGGCGGCCGACACCTCGCTTGCGGGTCTGAGCCTGGGCGGGAACGATCGTGCGGACTTCGATAAGCAGATCGCGATCCGTCAGGACTATGACCGGAAGGTTGCTGATCTCGCGAAGCAGCGCACCGAGAACAAAATCGGCTCGCAGCAATACGCGGACGAGCTCGCGGCGACGCAGGACTACTACAACCAGTCTGTGGCAATTGCGCAGAAGTCGTCGGCAGATATTCGTGCGGCAAATGCCGATTGGACGACCGGCGCGAAGCGCGCGATCGCAGACTACAGCGACCAAGCGAACAACGTCGCGGCCTCGACCGCTTCGGCCTTCACCGATGCATTCCGCGGCATGGAGGATGCATTCGCCACCTTTGTGACCACCGGCAAGCTGAATTTCACAAGTCTTGCGACCAGTGTTGTTGCCGACATCGCGCGCATGCAGGCGCGTGCCGCGATCTCTGGCCTGTTTAATTATGCGGTCAGCGCGGTGAGCTCTTACTTTGGATCCGGAGCTGCCAGTGTTGGCAGCTCTGTAAGTAGTGGGTCGAGCTCATACGGTGTGGGCAGCAATTCGTACGGATTTCATTTGGCGGGCGGCGGAGCCGTGTCGGGCGCTGGCACTTCAACGTCTGATTCGATCCCCGCGTGGTTGTCCGATGGAGAGGGTGTTCTGAATGCCCGCGCCATGAAGAAGCTGGGAGTGCCGGCACTCAACGCTCTGAATCAGGGAAATGTGCATGGCATGTTGCGCTTCGCGAGCGGCGGCTATGTCGGCTCGGCTGCGGCTGCGTCCACTGGCGGTGGATCGGCCGGTATCACCATTGCGCCGAACGTCACCGTCGAAGGCGGCACGAGCGCGTCGGCAAATCAGAGCAACGGCGCGGACCTGAATAAGAAGATCACGGCGGCCGTGCGCGCGGTCGTCGTGAACGAGCGCAAGCAGGGTGGTGCGCTCTGGAAGATGAAGAACGGGATCGCTTAATGGCAGATACATTCATCTGGGTGCCGACAGTCGCAAACATGTCGGGCACCGCGACGCTGCTCGTCCGGAAAGCGCAGTTCGGCGACGGTTATACGCAACGGGCTGCAGACGGCATAAACAACCGCTCGTCGTCGTTCAACCTTCAGTTTGTGAATGACGCGGCCACCATCTCCGCGATTCTTGCTTTTCTCGATGCGCATGCTGGAGCAACGGCTTTCTACTGGACGCCGTTGCTTCGGCAGCAATCGCTATTCACTTGTGAGACGTATTCCGAGCCGGTTAAAGACGGATCGGTCTACACCATCACAGCGACGTTTGATCAAACCTTCGCACCCTAAAAAATGACTGCACTCCAAAAGATCGTCCTCGGCACTCCTCCTGCCGCGGTCGACGGTGATCCCGTGCGCACGGCGAGCACGAAAGCGAATGCGAACGTCGATGTGCTGAATTCGCAGGCGACGCTTTCCAGCTTCGCCACGACGCTCACGGGCACGACAGCACTAACTGCCGCTCACATCGGAAAGCGCGTAAATGTGAACGTCGCGGCGGGCGGGCAGATCATCTATATGCCCACGGCTGCGAGCGGCGGGGCAGATAACCTAATCCTGATCCGCAATACAGGCACGGTGGCATTTTCCCTTGGCGCGGCTGCGGCGGGAGAGGTTGTTTCGCTTGGACAGGTCAATGGCGGCGAAAGTGCGCTGATGGACACCGACGGCGTCCACACTTGGGGTTGCTTATGTCGGGGCCGCTCTAGCAGTGCCAATGAGGCGGTGCAGGGCACTCTCACGGTAGGCGGCAATGTCACCGCGCCTAATTTCGCAGGAACATGGATAAATACCCAATACATCCTCGCTAGCACGACGGTAAATGGGGGCACTGTTGTATCTGCTATCCCCAATGGGACGGGCGCGCTTGGTCAGTTCAACGCATACGGTTCATCTAATACTGGCGCGTCTCAGGTTTTGTCGATGTATTCGACAGGTGGTGCGAATATTATTCACTCGCACGTTACTGGCGCAGGGACGGCGAACCCTCTTGATATTTATGTAAATGGGCTGCTGAACACCCGGTTCTTTTATGACGGGACGGTCGGTATAAACGCACCTGTGCCGGGCATAGGTGGGGCGGGAGTAACGAATATCTGGTCCGCGACTTATCAGCTAGTCTTGCGAAATACAGGCGCGGCTGCGGGCGCTTGCTGGCTGATTGGGCCGAACAATGCAAATAACATTGTGGTGTTCAATCAAAGCCTGACGGGCTGCTATATAGCAAACGGCGCTACTGCTTGGGCTGGACAATCGGACGAGCGCCTTAAGAATATCCGGAGCGAGATTACCGGCGCAGTGGACGCAATCAAAGACATTCGCACGGTGCGCTACACGTGGAAGTCAGACGATGATCATGCCGAGGCGCTAGGGGTTGAGAACGATTCGCGCATATACGTGGGCGTGATCGCTCAGGACGTGAAAAAGCACGTGCCAGAGGCTGTATCTATTAGTCACGACGATTATCTTGGCGTTGCATACACGGACCTAGTGCCGCTATGTATGGCAGCCATCAAGGAATTAAGCGAGAAGCTTGATAGCGCCAACAGCGCAATTGCCGCCTTACAGGCTCGGCCAGCATGACGATCACCGCCGACATCCAGTCGCTAGAGCCCGGCTCACTCATTGAACTGTTTGAGGTCGACTGCACCGCGATTGGCGGTGACATGCTGCGCTTTCATGGGCACCTTCAGTCGACCTCGATTTTCTGGCAGGGCAACGAATACAAGCCTTGGCCGATTCAAGGCGCGGGTTTCGAGCACACATCGGACGCTCAGCAGCCAGAGCCGACGCTCACGGTCGGAAATGTCAACGGCACGATCTCGGCGCTGTGCGTGTTCCTTGCTGACATGGTCGGCGCGCGCGTCACCCGGCACCGCACGCTTTCAAAGTATCTCGACGCAGTCAATTTCCCGGACGGCAATCCCACGGCTGACCCGGGCGAAGAGATGGCGGTCGAGCTTTGGTACATCGAGCAGAAGACCAGCGAAACGAACGTTCAGGTGGAATTCACGTTGTCATCGGCGCTCGACTTTGGCGGGCAGCAGATACCTGCACGCCAGATCGCATCCGCGTGCCAATGGAAATACCGTGACGCAAATTGCGGCTATACCGGCTCCGCATATTTCACGATCAAAGACGTTGCGACAGATGACCCAGCGCTCGATCGCTGCAGCATGAAAATAAGCGGCTGCGAATGCCGTTTCGGCGTCAATGAGCCGTTGCCGTTCGGCGGCTTCCTAAGCGACAACCTTTCGTAACAAGCCCATGAACGAAACGACGAAGAACGCGATCGCGGATCACGCGCTCGCGGAGTACCCGCGCGAGTGCTGTGGGCTGGTAGTCGTGCGCGCCGGCGAAGAGATCTACGTGCAGTGCCGGAATCTTGCTGAGAAACCGACCCAGCATTTCGTCATGTCACCGGAGGATTACGCCGGCGCCGAAGACATCGGGCAGGTTGCGGCCATCGTGCACTCGCATCCCGGCGCTGCAGCTCGGCCGAGCATGACCGATAAGGCCATGTGTGAGGTAAGTGGTGTCGAGACTTGGATCATTGTCGCGCTCGGCGTCCAGAGCGATGGATCGATTGCGGTCGATGACTGGTGCGCGTTCGGCCCGTCTGGATACATCCCGCCGCTGCTTGGTCGCGAGTTTTCGCACGGCACCTTGGATTGTTTTTCTCTCTGTCGCGATTGGTACCGGCTCGAGCGCGGAGTCACGGTACAGGATTTCCCGCGCACGGATAGATGGTGGGAGGACGGGACCTCAAACCTCTACATCGACAACTATGAGAAGGCCGGTTTCGAGAACCTCGGTCCTGACGTCGAACTACAAATCGGGGACGTATTGCTGATGCAGATCCGCAGCAAAAACGGTGTGCCGAACCATGCCGGCGTGTATCAGGGTGACGGCGAATTCATCCATCACATGCACGGGCAATTGTCGCGTCGTACGGTCTGGGGTGGCATGTGGGCGCAATGCCTGCGCGCTGTGCTTCGATACGTAGGAGAAAAAGCGTGAACGATAAGCTTCGAACCATCCGCCTTTATGGGATCGTCGGCGCGAAGTTCGGTCGCGTGCATCGGCTTGCCGTGGGGTCGACCGCCGAGGCAATGCGCGCGCTGCGCGTGCTTGTGCCGGGTTTCGAAAAATTCATGATGAACGCGCGCGACAACGGGCTGACGTTTGCGGTGTTCAACGGCAAGCGCAACCTGGGCGAAAACGAGTTGGCGCATCCGGTCGGCAATGATGACATTCGTGTCGCTCCGGTCATCATCGGCAGCAAGAACAGCGGATTGTTCACGACCATCTTAGGCACTGCGTTGGCCGTTGTAGGTGTCGTGACGAGCGAGTTCGGCGGCGGCTTCCTGATCGGTATCGGCGCGTCTATGGCACTCGGCGGCGTCGTACAGATGCTGAGCCCGCAACAGAGCGGCCTTGCGTCAAACACCGGACCTGACAACGGCACGTCGTATTACTTCAATGGTGCCGTCAACAGTGCGTCGGAGGGTGACTGCGTTCCCGTCGGCTACGGGCGCATGCGTGTCGGATCGAAGGTCGGTAGTTCGGCAATCGTTGCTGAGGATCAAACCTGATGCGCCAAATTTCAGGAGCGAAGGGCAGCGATTCGTCGAGCAGCCCGACCGAGTCTCCGGATAGCCTGCACTCAGTCGCCACGGCCCGAATTCTTGACATTGTTTCCGAGGGTCCGATTCAAGGGTTGGTCAATGGCCTGCAGTCGGTATATCTCGACGACACGCCGATTCAGAACTCGGACGGCTCGACTAACTTCACGAACTACACCGTCGACTACCGGCTAGGCACGCAGGATCAGACTTTTATGTCTGGCTTTCCTGCGGTTGAAAACGAGATCGCTGTTAGCGTCGCTCTCACCTCAGACACGCCTTGGGTGCGCCAGGTCGAGAATACGCAGCTCACTGCGGTGCGTGTACGGATCGGCGTGCCGGCACTACAGCAGTCGGACGCGACCACCGGTGACGTCAACGGGTACCGGATCGAATATGCCGTTGATCTTGCGATCGATGGTGGTTCATATTCCCAAGTGCTGACGGGCGCGTTCGACGGCAAGACGACATCGCTGTACGAGCGCACGATCCGCATCGAGCTGCCGCCGGCATCTACGGGATGGCTGGTGCGCGTGCGCCGGCTGACCGCCAATGCACATAGCGCTTTGATTGCCGACACGACGACCGTCGAGGCGATCACTGAGGTTATCGACCGGAAACTGCGGTACCCGATGAGTGCGGTGTTCGGCCTGTCGTTCGATGCCGAATCTTTCAGCTCGGTCCCGACTCGAGCGTACGACCTGTACCTGCGAATCATCAGCGTGCCGTCGAACTATGATCCGATCGCGCGTACGTATACCGGCACATGGGACGGAACCTTTAAACAAGCGTGGTCGGACAGCCCGCCGTGGATTTTCTACGATCTTGTCCTCAACCCGGTGTACGGGCTCGGCAAGCGTATCGACGCATCGATGATCGACAAGTGGGGGCTGTACGACATCGGCCGCTACTGCGATGTGATGGTGTCGGACGGGAAGGGCGGGCAAGAACCACGCTTCACCTGCAATGCATATATCCAGTCGCAGGCAGACGCATACAAGGTCCTGCAGGATCTCGCGTCGGTGTTTCGTGGCATCTCGTACTGGGGTCCGGGTTCTGTCGTTGCGTGTGCCGACATGCCGTCCGATCCGGTCTACGTGTACACCGCGGCCAACCGCTGCGCCGACGGCCCGTTTACCTATGTCGGTTCCGCGCTGAAGACTCGCTATACCGTTGCGTTGATCAGTTGGAATGATCCGGCCAACGGCTATCAGCAAGCGGTCGAGTATGTATCCGATGACGACGGCATTGCGCGCTACGGTGTCACGAAGGCGCAAATCACCGCGTTCGGCACGACGTCGCAAGGCCAGGCGCATAGGCTTGGGCTGTGGACGCTGCTCACGAGCCGGTATGAGACGAACACGGTTTCGTTCTCGGTCGGGCTGGACGGTACGCGCTGTTCGCCGGGCCAGATCATTGCGGTTGCGGATCCGGATAAAGCCGGCCGGCGAATCGGCGGGCGCGTGCGGACGGTTGCGGGGGCGAATATCACGCTCGACAAAGCGCCGGCAGCTGCAGCAGGCGACGTACTCACAGCTATCCTGCCGTCCGGCATTGCGCAGGCGCGTACGGTGCAATCGATCGCGGGCGACACCATCACGCTGACTGCGGCCTACGACACGGCGCCGGTACCGGGCGCCGTGTGGATGCTTGAAAGCGCGGACCTCGCATCGCAGTTGTTCCGCGTTGTGAGCGTTCAGGAAAACTCCGACGATGGCCAGATAACCTACGTAGTAAATGCCACGCAGTACGAGCCCGGCAAATACGCTGCGATCGATGACGGCGCTGCGATTCAGGTGCGCCCGGTCACGGTCATTCCGCCGTCCGTGCAACCGCCGCCGTCGAACGTTCGGCTTTCGACATATTCTGCAATCGACCAAGGCATCTCGAAGACCACGATGGTGATTGCGTGGAACTCGGCCGACAAGGCCGTTTCCTACATTCCGGAGTGGCAGAAGGATAACGGCGAGTGGATTCCCATGAACGCCGTGGGCGGCCTGCAGGCGGAAGTGCCCGGCATTTATCAGGGCGGTTACCTTGCGCGCGTGCGCGCCGTGAATGCCATGGGCGTCACGTCGATTCCTGCTTACGGGGTACTCACTCAGCTGACTGGGAAGACCAGCCCGCCGCCTTCGATTGCATCGCTCACGACAGTGCCGCAGATTTTCGGTATCGAGACCGATTGGACGTTTCCCGCTGACGGATCCGCCGGCGACACGCAGCGCACGGAGCTTTGGTACAGCCGCACGCCGGCGCGGGCCGATGCGGTGAAGCAGTCAGACTATGCTTATCCACAGGCGAAGGCCGTCATGATGGGATTGGCCGTCGGGCAGTCGTTCTATTTTTGGGCTCGACTCGTCGACACGTCGGGGAACATCGGCCCGTGGTTCCCAGCTGGCGACCCGGGCGTCCAAGGTGCGGTGAGCACCGATGAGGATGCGTACGAGGCGTATTTCGCCGGACTGATCACCAAATCGGCGCTCGGACAGGACGTGCTCGCACCGATCGATATGATTCCCGGCATCGTCATCGACGTGTCCGCGAATCAACAGGCGATCACGAACGAGGCGCAAGCACGTAACGATGGCGACACCGCGCTGACGACCCGCATCGATGGCATTTCCGCACAGATAATCATCCCGAACATGGCGGGCGCCACGGGCGATTACGCTGGCTCGACCACAGTCTATGCCGGCGTGTGGTCCGAGTCGTCGGCTCGAGCGGAGGCGGATCTTGCGCTAGCCGTCAAAACGGATACGACGGCCGCGATGTTCCAGTCTGCTACGAGCAACCTGACCGCAGCGGTGCAGACGGAAACCACAGCCCGCGTTACCGCTGACTCAGCGCTTGCGTCGCAAGTCATGACCGTGCAGGCAAACGTCGACACCGCAGCGGCAAATACGCTCGCCTTGGTGCAAACGGAGCAAACGGCGCGTGCCAACGGTGACTCGGCGAATGCCTCCAGCATCACGAATGTCCAAGCCAGCGTCACGGGACTCAGCACCACTGTGGGCGGCGTGCAAGGGCAGGTCACAAGCTTGAGCGCAGCCGTTCAGACGAACGCGAACGCCTATGCGGACTTGAGCGGAAAGGTTAGCGCGTCGTACACGATCAAAACTCAGATCACGGCAAACGGTCGCACGTACATCGCAGGCATCGGGGTAGGGACCGATAACAATGGCGGCATCATCGAATCGCAAGTTCTACTCTCGGCGAGCCGAGTCGCGATCCTCGATCCCAACGGCACAGCCGTAACTGCGCCGTTCGTCGTGCAGGGTGGACAGGTGTTCATCAGCCAGGCGCTCATAGGTACGGCATGGATCACGAACGCAAATATCGCCGATGTTCTCCAGGCGACGGCCGTCGGCGCCAATGGTCAGCCTTTGTGGATCCTGAACAAGAACTCGGGCATCACATTCAACGGTGCCAATGTCGGCAGTGGGTATGCGGTCAGCGATAACACGGGCGGCCGCGCATATGACAACAATGGCACTTTGCGTGTCCGTTGGGGAGTTTGGGCTTAATGCCGGCCGGTCTTCAAGTATGGGATGCGTCAGGAAACTTGGTCGTGGACATCACGTCGCGGCTCGCGCGCTTCGTGGGATCCGCACCGGTTGGTCCGGGCAATACCCCCAGCGTGACGAACTCCGGCCTTGCTGCCGGCGCCGTGTGGTACGCATTTCAACCTTCGCAGATTTGGGGATTCATCAACATGGATGTGAGCCGCCCCATTTTCTCGGTGTCTGGAAATACGATTAGTTGGACGTACTCCGCGGGCGCTGGAACTCACAACATGCAGATAGCTGGCACTCTCTTTTACGGGGTTTATTGATGCCAGTCGGATTTCAATGCTTCGCTCAGGACGGGTCGAATGTTGCACAGATCGATAGCGATATTGGCCTGGGCAACATGCAACTTCGCCAGAAGATAACGCAGACGATGGCGTGGGCAGGGTTTCCCGTCTACACAATTTCGGACGGCAGCCGTTATAGCTCGCAGGGCAACCAGACGACTTTTACGTTCGCTGCGACCAACCCGCTTGTAGTGTTTGAATGCCCTAGCGGCTATTGCGTTCCCATGACGTGGACGCACTCGGGCGGAAACTGGTCTGTGGTCGTTGTAGGTAACAGCGCGGTTCCAGTCACGGCGTATATTTTTGACGAGGTCGGATCGATCGGAGCAGGAGGAAATTTCGGGCTTCAGGTGTTCAACGCCGCAGGTGTCTTGGTCGCTGATGTCACGAAACCATTTTTGCGGAACGTTGGATCAAACCAAGGCAATCCGAAATACGCCTACGGCGCGACCGGCTATGCAACCGACAGCGGCACGTGGCCCGCCGCTCAGGGTTCCAAGGCTTTTCCGGTCGCGCAGCGCGTTGGTATCGCGTGCGTCCAGCCAGCGTTTGGAACAGGTGGCACATCTGGCGGTGCAAGCAACGCCGGCGTCGTGATGTCTTGCTTCAATACGTCGGGCGGCACCATCAGCACAAACATGGTGATGTTCGGCGACACCAGCAATTTCAATAACTACACCGGATTCAAAGAGGCCATCAGCTGGTCGTATCTGGCTGTCGACATTTCATTTCTGTAGGAGCAAGCATGCCCATCGCAATCAATTACGTGACGCCGAACACCGGCGCCGCGGCGACCTATCACGTCGTCCAGCAAATCACGCTGGATTATGTGTCTTCGATCACCAATTCAACGGTCGCGTCGTACCTGTCGAAAGATGCCAAGGACGCGGGCAAGTTTCCGATGTACACGCAGCAGATTCCAGTCGACGGGCTTCCTGCTGAAGCGCAGGATGTGCGCGCCTATGCGGAGGGCCGAATCATCGAGGCGATGCCGGATGGAACTGCTGTTGTGCCATACGGGAACCGCTACGCATTCGCCGGCGGGACGATCGTCGAGTAACAGCACCACACGCAATGCAGGCCGCCCACAAGGCGGCTTTTTTTATGCCCACAGGAAAGGCCGATGCCACCAAAAGACGAGATTGCCGAAGCGATTCTGGCGATCAAGGCCGATCTCGATCAGCGACACGGTGAAAACGTCACGCGTGCGGAGATCAACGAGAAGCTTCTTGGCGACTTGATCAGGCGCGTTGATGGGCTTTACCACGCGTTCCCAGACGAAGACCCGGACGGCCATCGCCGCTACCACGACGCGATGGTCAAGCGGATTGAGGCGCGCACGAAGCTCTACGAAGACCTGCGAACCGAGTTGGCCAAGAAAGGCATCTGGGCCGTGCTGATCCTGCTAGCGACATCAGTTTGGTTTTTCCTAAAAGTGAAGATCACATCATGAAACTTGTCTCTTACTGGCGCACCGCGCATAAGCGAAACAGTGTGCGCGCGCTGCTGGTCGGTGTCGGCGTGCCGATCATCGGCGGCATCTGGTCGGCGCTTCCAGGCGCGTTCGTCGATCGCCTTCCGATCTGGTTGGTGTTTCTGGTGAGCGGTGGCATATCGCTGATCGGTCTCTGGGGCGCGTATCGGAAACAACCCAGCCTCGAGGAAAACAATGTCGACGCCAAATAAACCGCCCGTCAAGCGAACGCTCGCGGCCATCGTCGGCACGACGGCCGCTGCAATGCTGATTCATGCCGTGCCGACATTTGAGGGAAGAGTGCTTGTCGCTGCACCTGATCCGGTAGGTGTGGTCACAGCGTGCTACGGCGAGACACAGGGCGTGCACCTGGGACAGCGCTTCACTGTCGCGCAGTGCGATGCGCTGCTCGATCCTCGGCTCGCAGCGTATGCCGATGGCGTCGATCGCTGCACGCCACTCGCGGAGCGCACGCCGCTGCAACGCGTGGCCATCGTCGACTTTGCATACAACGAAGGTGTTGCTGCCTATTGCGGTTCCTCGATTGCCGCGAATTTTCGCGCCGGTAACATTGCGGCCGCATGCAGATCATTCAACGAGTCCGCGAAGGGCAAACCGCAATGGGTCTATGCCGGCGATAACCAGGCGCTTCCTGGCCTTGTAAAGCGCCGCGCGCAAGAGCGCGCCTGGTGCGAAGGGAGAATTCTATGAACGGTTATTTCATCACCGGCATTGGCGCCGGCCTGCTCGGCATCGCGATCGGCTTTGGCGGCACGCACGTGTATGACGGTCGCGCGCTGGCGATTGAGCAAGCTGCACACGCCAAGGACAACGCAGCGCATGCAACCGAGATCGCTCAGATCAACGCCGATTCAGCGAAGTCTCTGGCGGCCGCACTGGCAAATCAGCAAGCCGCCGAAGGCAAAGTCGCATCCATCGAAACGCAGTTCAACCAAGAGGTATCAGCACATGCGACCGATTCTCTTAATTACCGCGCTCAGCTCATTGCTGGCACTCAGCGCGTGCGCGTCCGCGTCGCCTCATGTGGTCCTGTCGCCCCCGCAGGCGAAAGCGCCGCCACCGCCGGCGGCGTTGATGGAACCGCCGCCTGGGGATACCTCGACAACGAGACTGCAGCAAGCGTTTTCAAAGTAGCGGCTGACGATCAGGTAGAGATCGATAAGCTGTCCGCGTTGCAGGCGTACGTCAAGGCTTTGCAGGATCAGGGTTTCATCGGTCGATGAGCCCGCTCTTTTCCCGCTCTCTGTTGTCGGGTGGGTCGGCGTCGTCGGCGCCAGTCGCGCGCACCCACATTGCGCATCCTTCTTCGGATGCTTCAAGAGCAAGCAAGCCCAGACAAATGTCGCGCGGCCTGGTCGATCAGATCACGAGCAACCTGAAGGTCGGCATCGAGCATTGCGGCTGGAAGCTGCGCTCGAATTGAATCTGGCCGCAAATGCATGAGTGCAAGCATTTGCTTGCAAATCGCTTATTTGCAAGATAAAGTGCGATCTCAACCAATGGAGATTGCATGGCTGCAGAAAAAGGTAAAGCGATCGGCGGAAAGGCCCGAGCAAACAAACTGACGCCGGAACGCCGGAGCGAAATCGCGCGGAATGCGGCTGCAGCCCGCTCTGAAATAGCAAAGTTGCCACGGGCCACACACGGTTCATCCGATCATCCACTCCGGATCGGAGAAGTCGAGATAGCGTGCTACGTTTTGGAAGATGGTCGCCGGATGCTTTCCTTGGGCGGGATGGTCAAGGCGCTAGGAATGTCGATCGGTAGCGCCGGCGGGGGCGAGGGTGATCGGCTCACTAGTTTTATCAACGGTAAGTCGATAAATCCTTTTATTTCCAGTGACTTAATGAGCAGGATGAAGCTGCCAATTAAGTTCCAAGCGCCGACCGGCGGCACGGCGGCTTCTGGATATGAGGCGACCATCCTCGCAGATATATGTGACGCAGTTTTGAGCGCTCGCGCAGCAGGGGCTTTGCGGCCACAGCAGACCCACATTGCAACCCAGTGCGAAATTCTCGTTCGCGGATTTGCGCGCGTCGGGATTATTGCTCTTGTGGACGAGGCCACTGGTTACCAGAAGGACCGCGCCAGAGATGCGCTGGCGAAGATATTGGAGGAGTTCGTAGCAAAAGAACTTCAGCCATGGGTCAAGACATTCGACGCGAATTACTACGAGCATATGTTCCGGTTACGCGGCTTGCCTTACCCTCCCGAGACTAACAATCTACGTCCTCGGTATTTCGGAACTCTTACAAATGACATCGTGTATAGCCGACTCGCCCCTGGAGTGCTAGACGCGTTGAAAGTTGAAGCGAAGAAGAGTGAAAAATCAGGCAAGTTGCATCAGCACTTAACTGCGGGTTACGGTCGGCAGGAGTTACTAAAGCACTTGGGGGCAGTGGTTACCTTGATGCGTATCTCCGGTGACTGGCCCGGGTTCATGCAAAAACTCAACATGATTGCGCCACGATATGGGGATACTTACGCGATCGATTTAGACGGAATTGATAAATAGATCTCGGCCAGCACGAACTGGCGCAGTGTCGGCCCTAATCCCTGCCTCGCGGCGTTTCGATGTCGTCATCGGCGCCGGTCGCGCGTACCCACATTGCACATCCGTCTTTAGGCGATTGCTTTATCGAAACGTGATCGTCGTACAGACAAACAGCGTAGCACCCAGACGAATCCCACCCGCCCCAATGCTCACATTCCCAGCACGCGCGACTCTCGCCGTGGGGGTGGAAGTGGTGCAT